CTTATAATCTTAGCTTTTAGTTCAGATATGTATTTGGTTATATCATCAGGATGAACCATTTGAGTTGTATGACTATTATATGTGATTTCAAGAGTATCAACAGCTATAACATCTATGTTTATTATAGTTTTATTTTTATCTATTTTCATAATACTTTTGTTATTTAAATTGGTTTATGATTTTAGCTTATCAGTTGATTAGCTTCGCTTATCAGTTGTAGCATTTCGCTTATCAGGTGACTAGTGTCGTTTCCAATCCTTAGTGGCTTTGCCTGACGGCTGTGCCCGAAGGCTTTGCCGGACGGCGAGCATAAGTCAGTAGTATTGTCGAACACGTGCCGAATGGTGTATTCTTAGTTTAGTAGGAGAGATTTCTCTCTCCTACGTAACTGGTTAGGCTGCACCCTCTGCATCAGGCTGGTATTTAGCCAACATGTCGGCTACGAGCATTTCGTCCGCAAGGGACAAACTACGCATACTTAGTTCGTATGGGAAATACTCGTAACGGTCGTGTTCATTAACATGTTCCTCCTTAGCCATTTTACTGGCATACGGATTTACAAATATCTCACCTGCTCCAAGCACGTGTCCAAGCACGCTAATACGTGCCTTCTTGAAGATAACGTGCAGCACTGATAACGGTGCAGTCATAACAGCATTGGCAAGCATTGGTTCGCCTTGACCTTTCAGTATTGCAGATAGCTGAATACGAGTGGTAAAGATATTACGAGTTACAGACTCGACATAATCACCACTTGCAACATCTTTCACAAACTGTGGAAGGTTACGGTTAACAACAATGGTAAGAGCACCTGCATAACGACTACTATTATCAATGATATTAGTAATCATCAAGCTATCGTGATTCTCGAAATCAGGACGGTCAAGCAACAGACGAGTAATATCGTCTGCTTCCTTTCCGTGATACTCGGACAAATCAACGATACGTGCATCATCATTACTAGCATCATTACTAGCATCATTACTAGCATCATTACTAGCATCATTACTAGCATCATTACTAGCGTTAGCTTTAGCTTCTTCGGCAGCTTTTTTAGCAGCTTCTTCAGCAGCTTTTCTAGCTGCATTATTAACTCTTGTTCCCATAATACAAATAAATTAAATGTTATAAATCGGTTAGCAACTGTTCAACCAATGTGCATCCTAACCACACACACAATGGCAATATGTTTATAGTCATTTGGTTTGATAGTAACTGCAATATGTTTAAAGTCATTTGGTCTTGACGGGGGTATTGGAATTGGTTTGAGAGCAGGGGGCTTGTGTGGTAGGAGCTTCACCTCGATAAAAATATACTCACTAAAAAATATTTTTCTCCTAGGAGTAGTACTTACAATTCTCCTAAGTTCATTATTAATAGTTCTAATACTAATAATATTTATAATAGACTTTTAAGTCTGATAGTTCCTATTATAGTTTTGAATTCATAAATAGAAATCCTAAGTTCATTACTAATAGAATTTATATCATTTCCTATAAGTCCTTTAAGAACAATATTATATATAAGTCCTAAGTTCATTATTAATAGACCTAATATTAGTATTTCTTCTAAGTCCTTTAAGTCTAATTCTTCTGTTATCTATTGTCTATTGTTGTTAGCAGTCCAAAGTCTATCTTCGATATACTTAGTCCTATTAGTCTAGTTAAGTCTTACTATTGTATTTAAGTCTTTAATTAGACTTATCTATATTATATGGTATTAATTGTATTATCGGGTCTTATTGTGTAAGCCCTTTCTCCTCTTCTTCGAAGAGTTCGAAGATTCATTACTAGAGTTATAAAAATAGAATGGTAAGAATTATTCAATATTTTAACTTAGTATTAGGATTGCTAGGTTGTATACGAATGTGAACCAGTGTGAATGAAAGTGAAATTATACGGAGAATACAATTCTAAAGGTTTTTTAACTAGTTAGATATTGATGATATAGATATTATTCGTATACTTGTGCTATTAATGACTGACGGTTATATTACAGTCAGTAATGTTAGTCAACTTAATTAATGGTATTAATAATCTAATTAAAGTAATTATGCTACACTTAGAGAACAAAACTAAAGGAGAGACTTTCCTAGTTCCTCAACACATGGCAGAAATTGATTTCCAATATGTTTCTGAAAGAGTTAAGAATATTACTCCTTTCAAGCATTTTGGTATTGTTGCTATTATTCAGACTGCTAAACTTCGTGAAATTATTAATCCTGACTTAAAAGGCACTGGTAATACTCGATTTATATTAGTTAAAGCTAATTATAGTGATGATGTTAAAGAAGGAGATAGAGCTTTGCTCAATCGTTTCTTATATGTTGCTCCTTCTGATGTATTTACTGGTATAGATTGTAATCCTCGTAGTAATGAACTTACTCCTTATAATCTTGCTGAATTTATTCGTAGTGACCAAGACTTAAATATAAGTATTGCTCGTGGTGAGATATTCCGTAAGGTTAGTACTGGTTCTGTTATTAGTTTACTTGGTAATGAGGTAAGTCCTGCGACTATTGAAAAGAAAGGTGACAATGCTAAATTGATTACTACTATTGCTGAAACAGTAGTTTGTGTTGGTTATAAGATTGTTCGTCTTTCTGATATTCAAGGACAGAATACTATTGAAGGTCTTATTCCTAATGGTAAACCTCAAAAGTTTATTGTTGCTACAAACTTATTACAAATATAATAGATGCCGTCTATTGATTTAAAAGAGAAGAGAGAATTGATGCTTGATAGAGCTGATATTATTGCTCTATTAGGTGTTACTCCCCAAGATGCTCTTATTATTAATGATATTGTTGATGATATTGAAAGTCAAGTAGTCAATAGAATTAAGACTATGGGGAGAGTTACAATTCCTCGTATCGGTTCATTCTTTCCGAATGAAGGTAAACTTGATGCAATGGAGCATCATGCTTTAATGAAAGAGAAAAGACAAGAGCTTACTCCCGAAGAATACAAAGAGTTTAGAAGAGGTCTTATATTGTCTAGGGTTGTTCAACGTCGTAGATTTAAAAGTAGAACTACTATAATATCTCGTACAATTAGACTTAATAAAGTTCTAGCTGGACGAAAACTTAGACAATTTGGTAGAGATGAACGTGGTTATAAACTATATATGTATTTCTTTAGTAAGATGAAACCAGTTAATGATTCTGATTACTATATTAATCTATTAAATAGAGAAGGTTATGATTGCGAAGATTTCCCCATTGGATTTAAGTGGTATGATTAGTGTTAATGAGCAAGGTTATCCCTATGCTCCTAACGTTTATCAGATACAGGATAAAGATGTAAGAGAATTATATCTTCGTGATAATAGTGAGGATAAACTTCGGTATATTAAAGAAGCCGGAGTTATCTTTTATGTAGCCGACCCTAAATCTCCACCTAATCAAATGGGATATAGTCGTTCTGAAGCATTAGCTTCTGCAAAGACTAATTATGGTCTTCCTGCTGATTGGAATCCTGATGCTCTTATTCTTCGTCTTATTGATAGATACCATGAGGATAAAATGGGTGTTGCAGGAGAAGCTCTTGAAAGTATTCTTAGAGCTGTTCATAATAGTTCTCGTGCAGCAAATATTATTAGTGAACAACTTACTAATAAACTTAACTCTGGTTTACAAGCCGAAGATGCTTTACCAGTTATTGACTTGGTAACAAAACTAAATGGTATTATTAATATCATTCCTAATCAAATTAAGGCTTTAGGTGAAGCTAAACAAGCTGCTGCTCTTGAAATAGAGCAAAAGAAAGCTAGAGGTGGTAAGGTTGTTACTATGTCTATGTCTGCAAAAGATGCTAGTGATTTGGAAGCTCAAGTAGAGGCTCAAAAGAGAGAGCTAGGATTAGTAAGTGATACAATTGTTAACGCTCCTTTACGGGGGAAATACGAGAGTACAAAATGATACCTGTAAAATCTGAATATAAACAAACGAAGTTATACTTTGATGAACCTACTCATAAGTATACAGATAATTGTGGTAATTCTTATATTAGTGCTACTACAATTATTCATTCTTATGTTCCTAAGTTCGATTCTAATTATTGGGCTAAATATAAAGCTAAAGAAGAAAATACTTCTATTAAAGATATAAAGAATCAATGGGATAAGATAAGAGACAAGGCTTGTGATATGGGTAATGTTTATCATAATAGCTTTGAAGAAGGTATTCGTCAAAATAGTAAGTTCTTTAATGCTATTAAATATCTTAATAAGCAAGAGAGTAAACAAATGGTTACTGTTGCTGATTTAGATGTTGTTGATAGTCATACTAAACTTCTTGATGTTGATGCTTTTATTGACCATACCGAAAACAAGTACCCAGAAATATATAAAGTATTTAAGTTCTATACTGAAAGAGATTATAAGATTTATTCAGAGATAGGAGCTTTTCTTCCGAAGTATTTAGTTAGTGGTACTATTGATATATTGCCTATAAGAGAGGACGGATTCGTTATACTAGATTGGAAAACTAATCGTACTGGTCTTAGATTTCAGGCAGGTTATTATAAGAAAGATAAGAGTGTTAGACCTGTTCAAGAAACAGATGAATGGGTACATAAACCTGAAGATGTTCTTCTTCCACCTTTTGGTGGTCTTCCTAATTGTAATGGAACTACATATAGTTTACAATTAAACTTATATGCTAAAATGGTTCATCTTATTACTGGTTTACCATGTAAAGGTTTAGCTCTTTGTCATATTGAAGTTCCATTTATACTTAACCAATATGGTAGACCTCAAAGATTTAAAGACGGTTTTCATATTGATGAAAGTAAAACAGAAACAGCTAAGTGGTATAAAATATCTAGGCTAGAACCTGAAATAGATACTATGCTTAATATTCGTTATCAAACTGTTAATGGAAGTCAGAAACAACAAATGAATTTATTTGTGTAATAATTAAAGTTATGAATAAATATAATATTAAGTTAATAGATAAATGTCGAACAGTTGATTGGCGAAAGACATTGGAAAGTAAAGGATATGTTTATTTCTCTACTGGAAAGTATAATCTTAATCTTATTGGAGTTCGTGCTAAAGAACGTGATAATAATGAGTTTAACGATGCTTTTATAATTGATTATTGGACAAGTAATAGTAGAAGATATACTCCTATTTATCCTTGTACTACTGACCCAGGATTTAAAAGTCTTGAAAAACCTGTTAATTTTAAAGGTTGTGCAATTCTAGTTCCTGGTCAATATCGTGGTTGTTTTAAGAAAGGTTATCATAAAGGACAGTATGTTGCTCTAGTTCAACATAAACCTGTTAAAGTATTCCGTGATGCTAACAAGGATTTTTATATGGACTGTGATGAATCTTCTATTGAAGAAGGTATGTTTGGTATTAATATTCATAAGGCAGGTGAAGCTAGTGTTGTTGTTGACGGTTGGTCGGCAGGTTGTCAAGTTCTAGCAAGAGGTACTGATTTTAGAGAACTTATGAATATAGTTGAATTATCCATTCCTATTTACGGAGATATATTCAGTTATACGTTATTAGAAGAAAAAGATTTAATAATATGAAACTAAAGAGCATTGGAATAGGGTTATTAGTAGTAGTTATACTATTTATTGGAATTAGAGTATTCAACCATTTTGTTTTAAATAAGGAATGTGTAGAAGTCCCACTTATCGTTCCTGATACTATATATCAGGAAATAGAAACAAAGAGAGATAGTTTACAACTAGTAATAGATTCTATTCTCAATGCTCTTAATAATACTAATCAGTATGAGAAAGAATTTGATAAAGCAATTAGTGATACTGATAGTATTACTATTCTCGAACGCTTCATATATCTTGTGTCAAAACCAGTCAGAGTTAAGAATCAAGAGACTAGAGACGAAGGTAGATAGTTTACAACAATCACACTCCTTTATGGGGGATAGCGGAGCGAAGCGGAGCTTAGATAAAGAAGTATTAAGAATAGCCAATGCTAAGTTAATACTTTCAGAAGAGTACAAAAACCAATACGAATCCTACAAGAAGTTATATGAATTAAAAGTTCAAGATAGCTACTTGCAGGATTCTGTTATATCTAAGCAATGTGAAGAAATAAGAAGGATAACGTTAATAGGTAATGAAGCTATTACTAATCTTAATAATGAGTATAAAAAGTCTAAGAGATATAAAAAACAACGTAATGGATTTATAGCTAGTACAAGTGTGCTAGCTATTCTTGTTGTTGTATTATTAAAATAATTATATAGATTATGCAATTGTCTGAATATCCATTTTTCATGTATTACATGGAAGAAGATAAAGGAAAGAAGTATAAACATGCTAGTGACTTTGGATATAAAGACCCATTTGACCATTTCTTAATAGGAGAAAGTGGAGGATTCTTAATGAACATTGACCCAAATAAGAGATTTGTTAATACAGAGCTTCTTCGTCCTGCTGCTATTGCTTATGAGAAAGATGGGGTTTATACTAAGTTTGCAGTAGATAGTATGCCTTATACTAACTTTCGTAAACAAGAAACTCTTCGTAGACTTGTAGGTTTTAAAGCTCCATGTCTTATGGATACTAGAACTGGTGAGATAGAAGAGGTTTATATTACTGGTGAACATTATAACTTTATCAATTATGGACGTATTCTTAAACTAGATACTAAAACACTTCGTGTTGAAGAAGGTAAAGTTACTGGACGTAAGATAAGAGGATTTCCACGATTCATAGATTGTCAATGGTGGTACTTCTTGATTAAACAGTTCTGTCGAGATAATGGTTTATTCCTTATAAATGATAAAACTCGTCGTGGTGGATTTAGTTATATGGAAGCTATTGGTTCTGCTAACTTTATCAATCTTACTCCTAACCGTGCTGTTATTCATGCTGCTAGTGATAATAAGTTCTTAGTTCAATCAGGCGGTTTATCTGACTTTATGAAGAAGCAAATTATCTTCTATGAATCTAATACACCATTTGTAAGAGGTATAGCTAAGATTGATGCTAGTGATTTTATATTAGGTTATAAAGACCCTAGTACAGCAATTATTGATGATAACAGTTGGAATAGTGCTTGTATATCTGTATCTACTAAGAATAATCCTTCTGCTGCTGTTGGTAAAGATGCCGGAGAAATTAAGTGTGAGGAAATGTCAGAGTTTGAAAACTTTGATGATTTTATGGATGTTACTGAACCTACACTAAAGACAGGTTCTGTTACTACTGGTTTTCTTAATGCTTGGGGTACTGCTGGTAAAGCTAATGCTGGTTGGGTTACATTTGAACAGAACTTTTATGACCCTAGAGGTAGAAACTTTATGGCATTTGAAAATGTATGGGATAAAGATAGTAGACCGGAAGTATGTGGTTATTTTAAACCTTATTGTTGGGGACTTGAAGGTTATAAGATTGGTGATGATAATCAGATTGCTACTCTTACATCTCTTGATGATGACGGTAATTCTGATATAGCTTTAGGTTTTCAGATAGCCGAAGAAGAACGTGCTATTGAAAAAGCTAAAAGTAAATCATTTGCTAAGTTTATTAGTTATTGTGGACAATATGCTAATATGCCTAGTGAATCATTTAGTTCTGTAAGTGAGAATATATTTAGTAGTGAGATACTAGATGAATGGGAACAAGAGCTAAAGATGTCTAATAGGTATAACTTCTATATAGACGGTAAGTTTGTGGAATATGATTCTGAAAACTTTGAGTTTATTCCTAATGAACGTATTGCTGCAACTGGTGGTGTATATAGAAAAGACTTCTTTGATTATATTAAGAATGTTCCTCGTCATTCTAATGAAGACCCCGAAGGTTGTATTCGTAAGTGGTTTAATCCAATTAAAGTAGAATACATAGATAAAAAGACAGGTCAGCTAACTAAAGGTACTCCACCGGGAATATATAGTATTAGTTATGACCCTGTTGGTATTGATAAAGATAAGAAAGAGCTTACTAACAAACATTCTCATAATAGTATTAAAGTATGGATGAATCCCTGTATATATAATGGTTATCGTCCTAGACTATGTGCTGTGTATTATGGTCGTCCTGATGAACTAGAAAAGGCAGACAGAATATGTTATTACTTTGCAGTTACTTATAATTGTCTTGGTACAACTAATGTTGAAATCAATCGTGGTGAAACAGTAAGTAATTTTAAGAAGTGGAAAGCTGTTAAGTATCTAGGTTATCATCCTGTTCATCTTTGGGACACTAATATTAATAGTAGGAAGGTTAATACTATTGGTTATGATATTAGTAGTGAGACAGTGAAACTTGACGGTCTGCGTATGTTGAAGGAAATGTTGTATTCCCCCATAGGGAAGTTCGAGGACGGTCGTGATATGCTTGTTCTTCATACTATATATGATTATCAGTCAATACTAGAGTTAAAGAAATGGTCTAATACTGGTAACTTTGACCGTGTATCTGAAATGATTGTCCGTGGTATTGAATGGGCTGCTAATGATAAGTTTGCTAAAAAGCAGCTTGAACATAGACAGAGAGTGCAAACAGAAAAAGAAAACTTTTGGAATCGTAAACGTTATTAATTATGAGTTGGTTAACAGAAAGTAACAGGTTAAAACATTTCCTCTACGCAATCCCATGTGGATTACTAGGAATAATGTTAGTAGTAGGTTTAGCCGTAGGCATGGAATTTAAAGATAAAATGTATGGCGGTAAGTTTGATTTCTTAGATATTTTAGCTACATTGCTTGGCGGAATGATAGGATTCGTATTAATGCTAGTTATAGTAATAAGTACGGGTGCTATTGATTGGTACATTAATATACTTATTAAACTAAGCGAATTATTATGATTGATGCTAAGCTAAATGCTCGACTTGGGGATATGCCTAAACAACGTGTCCCTAATTCTGAAAAGGATGAATACTGGGCTGGTAGAACAATAGATTACTGTATTGCTGCCGGACTAGCGTATAATGATAGAACTAAGACGGAACAACTTCTTGAAATACTTCATGGAGAAATGCCTGACGAGTTCTATCGTAAAACACTTAATCCTTATAATGCTACGAAGGAGAACTTTAAAAGGTTTCCTGCTACTCTAAGGAATCTTGATATTATTAATGATGTAGTTCGTCGTTATTTATCAGAATACGTTAAATCTCAACATGAATTTATTGTTGGTGCTAATAATCCTGAAATCATTATGGCTCGTGATGCTGCTATTCGAGAAGATATAGTTAAGCGAGCTATGTTAGCATTTCAACAAGAACTTCAAAGAAGAATACAGCAACAACAAGCTGAAAATGCTCAACTAGAAGCTCAAGGACAACCAATACAAGAGGTTGACCCTGAACAATTAGCAGGTGATGCAGAAGAGTTTGAAAAGAACTTTATTGATAATTATATAGATGAGATAAGTGCACAAGCACAACAACTATTAGAAGTTATTGATGATGTTCTTAACAATGAGACAATAATTCCGGTTGAGTATTTCAACTATATCACTACGGGGGAAGTTTATAGTTTCCATACTGTTCGTGGTAAGAAACTAATTAAAGAATATGTTCCTACTACTGATATGTATCCTGTTCCTAATGGAGAACAAATGGTATCTAAATATGATATTGTAGCTCGTAGAATGTTAATGAGTTACAATCAGGTAATAGACCAATTCTCTGATGAATTAACAGAGGAACAACTAGAATTTATAACTAAGTATTATAATCCTAGTACTGTTGGAGCTACTCGTACTCTTAGTCTTAATTCTTATACTTATTATTTTCCTGAAAAGTGTAAGAACTATAAAGAAGATACTGGTGAGATATTTCCGTCAGAAGGTTATGATTTAAGATTAAAGAACGGAGAATTGTTAGAAGTATGGCATGTTAATTGGAGAGGATATGCCCAAGTTAAGATACTAAAGTATATTAACGAAGTAGGTTTAGTTGATGAAATGATTGTTCCTGATGACTTTGAGTTTAATCCTGAACTAGGTCATATTGAAATATCTGTTGTATATAAACCACAGATATATGAAGGCTATCGTATTGGAGGACAACGTTTCGGTATATATCCAGGTGGTGCTAAACCTATTCCTTTCCAAATAGACGATGATGCTAGATTGCAATATTGTGGACTTCAAGAAGTTCTTCCTCAAATGGGAAAGTTCTCCATTGTAGAGATACTTACTCCTTTCCAAATACTAATCAATATATTCTCTTATCATAGAGAAATGATGATAGCTAAAAATAAGATGTTTATTCTTGTTGCAGCTAAGTCTCTATTTGGAGAAGATGCGGAAGAAGCTATATATAATATAGCTGCTGAAGGTATATTTCCATACGATGATGCAGAAGATATTAATAGCACTAAAGCGCAATCTATTAAAATGCTCGATGCTAATATCTCTGGTTATATTACCGAAATATCTAATCTTATTGAATCTATTAAAGCCAGTGCACGTGAAATGGTAGATATGACACCACAACGTTATGGACAAATAGCTACTAGTGCTGGTAAAGGTACTACGGAAGAAGCAATTATTCGTGGTTCAATGGGAACTGTTATTATCAATTATATGTTTGATAAGTTTCGTGAAGATGAATATATCGTAGACTTAAATAATTCTAAGCTAGCTTGGATTGACGGGTTAGATACTTCTTATTATGATAAGTCAGATAGAAAGCAATATATTTCTCTTAATGTAGAGAATCATACTCTCGGACAGTATGTGATTAAAGCTAAGAACTCTGATAGAGAAACAGAGAAGTTCGAGCAACTCAAAGAGTGGGCTTTCAATGCTAGTCAGAATGGAGATTTAATGTCAGCTGTCGCAGCTATTACTTCAGGGAATATATCTAGTCTTAAACTAGCTATTAATCGTTATCAAGAAATTCGTCAGAAAAACGAAGAATCTCTTCGTCAACTAGACCAACAGTTAGAAGATGCTAAGAATAAAGCTGCTCTTGAACAGATAGCTGCAAAAGGTGAACAAGATGCTAGACTTGCCGAAATCAAAGGTTATTATGACCTTCTTGCTAAAGGAATGGATACAGAAGCTGCAATGGCTGCTCTAGCTAATCAACCTACACAAACTGTACCACAAGATAACTCTGCCGAACTATCTTTAAAACAAGCTGAACTCAATGAGAAGAAACGAGCTAAAGACTTGGATATGGTTAATGCTGCATTAGATAGAGATAATCAACTAAAGATAGCTAAAGAGAATAAGAACAAATATGATAAACCAAAGTCTAGTAGTAATTCTAGTAAGAAATGAACACTAAGTTATAATTAGCTATATACCTTTCTCTATGATTCAGACGTGCCCTACGGATGTCTCCGTAGGGTTTTTCGTACCCATAAGATTGACGTAGACCACATTTTTTTGACTTCTATTGAATTTTCCCCCTTAAAGGGATGAACTGTATTAGAAAGCATTAAAATGCCGTAGCAAGTCTTAAAATGGCTTATTCTTTTGCCCTATGTTGAACGTTCGTTTTAGCCGATACTATTCAACTCTTATATTACTTAAATTTAAATACGGGCTTTTCTAAACCTAATAGTAATGTATTCAAACTAGCAAGAGTTGTGTTTCTCATATTATTAAACTACATTTGACTTGAAAGTAATAATTAAAACATATTTATTATGCCAACTTTTAATAATAATGATTCTCTAGATTTAAGTACTGCTAAAATAGATGATATATCTGTTGTTGGTGGTGCAGGTCAAGGTGCTGGCTCTGGTAATAACGGTAATACTACCGGACAGGGACAACAAGGTGCTGGACAACAAGGTCAACAAGGTCAACAAGGTAATGGTAGTGGTAATCCTGATACTAATCCTGATACTAATGCTAATAACGGTAATGGTAATACTGGAAATCAAGGTCAGCAAGGTCAGCAAGGTCAAGTGGATAATCAGCAACAAGCATCCTCTATGGGGGAAGTTAAGTTATCAGAAGGTGATACTATTAATGTAGACGGTGTAGATTATACTATTGATGCTGAAGGTAATGCTATTGCTGCTGACGGAACTGTATTCCGTACCGCTACTGAACTTGCTGAACTTATCGCTCAAAATGGTTCTGAACCAAGTGTTCTTAACCAATTACAAACTCGTTTCGGTTCTGACTTTAAAGATGAAAACGGTAATCCTATCGTATTTGATGATAATGAAGAAGGCATTGCTGCTTATGTTGAAACAGTAGTTCAGAGTAGAGTTAAAGAAGCTCAAACTGCTGCTATTAATAACTTATTTGAAACTTATCCTCAAGTAGAACAAGTTATTAATCATCTTAAACTTAATGGTACTCTTGATGACTTTGTAGAAATACCTGATAGAAGTCAGATTACTGTTAGTAAAGATAACGAAGAACAACAAGCTACTTTCATTCGTGAAGAATGGAAACTTAGCGGTAAGAAAGGAGACGTAAACAAATTTATTGACTATTGTAAGAACGCTGGTATTCTTTATGATACTGCTGTTGAATCTAAAGAAGCTGTTGATAGCATATATGAATCTCGACTTGCTGAACAGAAAGCACAAGTAGAAGCTAAAGAAGCTGCTGCTGCTGCTGAAGAAAAAGCATATTGGGATAATGTAGAAAAGACTATTAGCAAAGGCGAACTATTAGGTTATAGTATTCCTGAACAAATCCAATGTAACAAAGACGGAAAGAAAGTAATGCTTAGTCGCAAAGACTTCTTGAAGTATGTGTCTACTCCTGTTGATAGTGAAGGTAATACAGCTTATATGTTAGACGAAGCTAAAGTTGATTCTGATGCTCGTATGCAGGATGATTTACTTAAAGCATTTCTAAGGTTTACTGGTGGCGATTATGCTAGTCTTGTTGGTATGGCTGTTAATAAACAAAAAGTTCTATCTATTAGAACTGCCGCAGCGCAAACTACTGGTAAAAGGACTGTTATTATCAATAGTAAAGGTAATAATTCTAAGACAGTTGATAATGACCAACTAGTCTTGAACTAATTAAATTAAAACTAATATGTACAGATTAAGAGAAGTCGAAAGAGGTAGATATGATGACAGAGGTTATTCTAATGAACAATCTCTTGCTGCCTTAATGATTCAAAAACCGGAGGAAATCAACAACTTCCTAACTTACACTTATGGTATGGAAGATGACCGATTCCCGCTAACTTTCCTTACTGAAGGACAAGGTGCTGCTGGTGTTCGTGACATTACTACTGTTGAGTGGACTTGGAAGACAATGGGTCGTCAAAGATTCAATGATTACATTGTTTGGGCTGACACTAGTGATACTACTCCTGGTATTGGTGGTAAACCTATTAAAGTCGAGTTTGCTACTGGTCTTATTATTGAACAGTATGGTTTGCTTGCTCCTGATGGTAAGACAACTGTTCGTGTAATGCGTGACCACGGTGCAGGTAATCATGGTGGACATCTGTATTCTTTGCAGCTAAAGAATCCAGATAAGAGTGCTTATATTGACCCAGCTAACTTTGAGAAAGGTAAGTATTGGTGTATGTTAGCTCCGTCTATTCCTGAATCTTATTCTAAGGGTAACAAAACTAATGTTATGGGTCCTGGTGTTATGAAATCTCAGTTAGGATTCAAACGTTATAGCAAGGAAATTGCAGGTAACATTAGTAATGTTATTGTTAGTTATGCTTTCAAGACAAAAGGCGGTGGTACTGATACTCGTTGGATTAATGAAGAAATGCGTCAGTTCGATGTTCAGATGCGTATCTCTAATGAGATTGACTTATGGACATCTCGTTACAATCGTACTGTTAATGGTACTATTGATATGAAGGATTGGGATAATGACCAACCTATTCCTGAAACTGCCGGAATGTTTGAAATCCTAGAAGAATCTAACTACGATACTTATGGTGAATACTTACCTCTTAGCAAGTTAAAAAGAACTATTGGTGATGTAGTTGATAAAGATACCGATACTGGTTCTATGGAAATTACTCTGTATGCAGGTAAAGGTGGTATCGAAGATTTCGACATGGCTATTCGTGAAGATGTTAAGTCAGAAGGATTCATTACTCCACTTGGAGAAAAGATGATTGGTGAAGAAGGTGGTGGTCTTACTTATGGTAAATACTTCCGTAAATATAAGACTATTGACGGACATACAGTTACTTGTGTTCATCTTCCATTCTTGGATAAATCACCTATTGCTGAAACAGCAAAAGCTAATGGTCTTATTCATCCTCGTACTGGCTTGCCTATGACATCTCACAAACTGATGTTCATTGACAATTCTGTATATAACGGAAATCGTAACGTTCGTATGGTACGTATGAAAGGTCAGTCTTATCTTGTTGGTGTATTGAAAGGTCTTACTCCTATTCCACCGTCTTGGGGTTCTGTTCCTAGCAATTCTATATCTACGGATATTGATAAATCTCAATATGAAGTTAAGATGTCTCGTGGTCTGCAAGTTGACAGACAAGAGAAGATGTTCATGTTGGAGTGTGTACTCTAAAGTTAAACAATTAAACTAAATTATAATGGAAGGACAAACACCAAAAACCGGTACATTCGGTAGTAGTCTAGCTAATCCAAATCCACAGTCTGCAAGTATTCCGCAGACTAAAACTCCCGAAGCTCCTAAACAAACCTATGAACAAATTCTTAAAGAAGAAGATGGTTTAGACAAAGACTTTCTTGAAGAAAGATATATTGTAATAGCTCTTGCTACTGATATTACTATTAATTCTGTTTATCGTCAAGTTAATGCTAGATACATTGCTGAACGTCATGATAGTATTGGTGGTAGTATTAATTCAGCTAGAGTCTTGACTAGCAACTATGAAGAAATGGCAGCTTATATGCCTTCTCTTATTGGCTGTTCTCCTAACGCACAAGAGTATCTTACTAGAGTTCAACGTTGGTTTAATAGTATATCTATTCCAGTTGACGGTGACGGAAAAAAACTCAACTGTTCGTTCCAATGGAGAAAGAAAAGAGATTATCTGAATTATAAAATAGATGAAACAGCTATCATAGAAGAATATGATAATGCCGAAAAGTCTAATCCTAAACAGTTGAAAGATGCTATTGCTAGATATGTCAATAAGATTAATGCTCTTGAATCTACTCGTTATAAATATGGACATCCTATTAAAGTAGATGATTATCTTGCATATCGTCATTGCTTATTATATCCGATTGTAGCTAAAGACGTATCTGTTATTAGTTTTGATTCTCGAATCAAGTTCTACATAAAAGATGAACAACGTGAAGCTAATCGTTTGAAACGTAGTCGTATTCAGGCTAACAAAGCAAGACGTAATTATCTTGATGCTATTGATAATGATGTTAAGTTCAAAGCTATCTTTGTATGCTACTGTGCAAGCAACAAACAAGATGTATTGTCTAACTTGTTACTTGACCGTACAATTCAAGAAAAGATTCTTGATGAGTTCGCAATTAAAGAGCCGGAGAAATTCAACAAACTGTTTAACAATTCACAAGTTGAACTTCAAGCGTTTATTGAAGAAGCTATCGCTAGAGGAGAACTAGTTCGTTCGGAAGTTAACCAAACTGTTTTAACTCCTGAAGGCGGATTCATTGGAGCTAACATGAAAGAAGCATTAGCTTATTTCAGTAATCCTGAAAATGCTGACTACAAAAAAGCACTTGAAACTAAACTTAAATTATAATAACTGGTTATTATGAAAGTAAAAGAGATACATAACGAGTTCATGCTTTTAGCCCAACAAATGGGTATGAAAAGTGTCCGAGCTATACTTCCTGAAGAGTTAGACCGACTAATTAATTTAGAGGCTATCGAATATGTCAAAGACGTTTTCTCTCGTAAGGGTAATCGTGAACTCGATGGTATCTCTGATAATGTTATAAGATTAACAGAACTTAGTAGCCTTCATACTAGTATTAAACTAGAAGCTGAACAAGGAGATATAATGTTTGGTATAGGTTATAAGATAGAATTAAATAACTATGCTACACCGATGTTCTATACATCAGTTTACTCCTTTAAGGGGGATAAATCTTATCGTTGTAGATTGATTGACTTAGACTTAGTTAGTGAAACAATGAATGATTATCATTCAAAATCTATTGTTATAAGTCCTATATGTTATAAGACTGAATCAAATATTGAAGTTATAGCAACGTTCGAGATAGATAAATTTCTAGTTAATTATATTAAATATCCTACTCCTATTAGTAGTGTAACTGATACTACAAATGAATTATCAGATGTTGCTATGAAGGAAGTTATTAAGAGAGCAGTTAATACTTATAATGCTATTTCTAATAACAATAGTTATGAGAAAGTTTCAAACGAATTATCTAAATTAGAATAAAATGGAAAGACTGTTATTTGCAGGTAATGTTGCACTGGCTACTACTCCCGCTACTCTTGCAGCCGTTAATGCTGCTGGTATTGCAGAAGGTGCTATTGCTCTTTACGACCATGAAGGAAACATTATTTCTAAAGCTCTTACTAAGAGAATTCCGATGTTTACCTTATTTGTTGGTGGCGGAGCTTTTGCTAATAATAGCAAATACTCTAACATTGTCTCTGACATTGATACTAGACGTTTCTCTTATGTTAAGAGTGTCTACGCTGTCGGAACTAAATTCAGTGCGGAAGTTACTGTTCCTACCCCCGTAGTAGGAAAGGACTATACGTTAACTATGGCTAAAGCTCATACTGTTCTTAACGAACGTTATAAGTGGTCGGCTAGTGAGCGTGCTCGTGAAGGTGACACTGCCGCTATTATTGCTAAGAAATTAAGTGACCAACTTAAATCTCTTGGTAAGAATGAAGGATTCACTGCTACTGTTGCTGCTGCTAAGATTACTGTAACTGGTATTGATTATGAAGCATGGAACTTGATTGCAGGTGATTCAATGTTCGGAGCTACTATTACTACTACCAAGGCTATGAAACCAATTAATGATGATGCTGCTCTTAAAGAGTTACAGATTCGTTGTATTGGCGCAGAAGGTATTAACTCTACTAGTAACGATGCTCGTAAGCTATATACTCTTCCAGAGTTCTCTAATGCTGGTGGTTGGACAGTATATACTCTAACCTTCTATCCACACCGTGACCTTCGTAGTGGTAGCATCGAAAATGTTAAGACTATAATTCATCTAGCTATTCCGACAGGAGCTGCACAAATTGCTACTCTTGACACAATCTTGGCTTCTATCAATACTCCGGCTGCGGAAGGAGCTTAAAGCAAGGTTTAAAGAATAACTCGTAATAGTTTAAATAAAGGGGTTGCTATTAGTATTTAATATTAGTAGTAATCCCTTTAATCATAAATAGGGATGAAGGAAATTATCGAATCTGCTCTTAATCAAGGATTAAGTTCCCTGATAACAATTTCTATTTTCCTACTATTATACAAATGGTTGGATAATAAGAAAAAGACTGAAAGCGAAAAGTTTGTTAGTTCTATTAGTGATACTCTTGATGAAGTATCTAAATCATTATTACAAGTCTCGACCTTTATCACAGATATTACAAAGAATATTATAGATAAAGATAAAGACAAATGTAAGACTGCAATAGACGATGCTATGTTCGCTTCTGCAATGAGATTAACAATATTCGTTACTAATACTGTTATTAATAACCACGTCCATACTAATAAAGATAATATACTTGCTAATATCCATAATATAGTTAATGCAGAGTTTTACAGTGTATTCTCTAGTTTAGCTTTATATAAGATTAATGGAGTAAAGGCTAGTGATAATATGAAAAAGGATTGGATGCCGTCAGTGGAGAAGTCTATAATAGAGATAGTGTTTAATGACAATCTTAGTAAAGAAGATAAAATATCTAGTTTTAATAATAAAATAAACTTGAAGTTTCAGTCTTACATAACTTATATAACAAGTAATACATTAAAGTAATGGACATAAACTTCGATAATGTAAAAAGCAAATTGGTTGATAGAGGTGTACAAGTTGTACACCTATCCAACATTGGATTCATTCTTACTGATGAAGATATATGTAGATATAATGCTATGATTGTTCTTAGTAATATGTCTAATGTAGAATCTAAACTTAGTGAAGAACAACAACAAAATCTAATTGCAATGTATAACGAATTAATAATAATGCAATGAGAAAGAACGAAAATGGAATGTATACTTATCTTGATGTTCCAAGTAAGTATAATTGTGTTTATAAAAAACTACTTATTAAGTTAAGTGACTTAGGAGTAGACATGATTAAAGATTGTACTTCTACTTGTAAAGGTATCAATCGTCAAGTCATTAATTGTTGGAATATGTTTCAATCTGCTTGTGCAGCTTATACTCTAGGGTATTGGAAACAAGCAGATTTACTTATTAATTACATTAATAGTTCTCTACAATTCGGTTGTGATGAATATACTACTGATGAGAAGCCTGTATTTATGACATTTGAACTTAATATTCCTATGTCAATTACTGGTGCTCAACAGATAAAATATAATGAAGCTACGTTTGTTATCGCTAATAAAGAATATGTAGTTAAAGATACTCTTACTATATATCAAGTTATTAACGAAAGAGAGAATATTATAGCTTCGGGATTATCTATTGATAGTCCGGCTAAGTTTAATGAGCTAACGCTTAACGCTCAAGTAGGACAAGTTTATATATTTAGAGCTAGTGTAGAAGGAGAAGACGGTGAAACATATTATTCTAATGACTTTATTGTAGAATGTAAGTCTATTCCTAAAATGAATGTTATGTATTATGGACATACTGATATTGCACCGCAGACATTTCAAAATATGTCTGTTAGTGATATTATGGCACTAGAAGGTAATACTCCTAGAACTATTACAGGAGATAAGAATAATACATTTACTATTCATCAAGAAAAGAAGATTCATTATCTTCTTATACCTGATACACTTATGACGCTTGTTAAAGCTGAATATGGTACTACTCTTGTTACTACTCTTTGGGACGGTTCAGACGGTGCTTATAAGACTAACAATCCTGGTGGTATTGTTGACGATATACATTATAAAGTATTCTTCTTATATTCTCCTTCTGTATTTGATGATACTATTCGTATAACCTGTAAAAACAAGTAATATGAGAAAAGGAATAAGTATAGGTCAACCTATTATTAATAACAGCGTAGATGATAACTATAACCCTCTACCTGATATTGATGCTAAGTATGGACCTTATAGCAGTGTTAAAGAAGCTCTTGAAACTCTTACTCCTGAATTACGTAGTGTTGGACTTACTATTGGTATTAAACATAATAATAGTATTAATGAATATTGGTTTAATGGCGGTATTGATAACGAACATTTGGTTATTAAACAAGCCGGTGGTGGAGATAAACCTATACAAACAGTTTATATTCAAGATACTCCGCCAGCTAATATTAATGCTCTTTGGGTAGATACTTCTGGTCTTGGAACAGCTTTTGAAGAGGATGAGAAATTAGCTCCAATAATTCAAGCTATTCAAGTTATACAAAACTACCTTGATACTATTGTACATCAGAGAGACTTAATTATAAATCCCGGTCATGTTAGTAATACATTTACAAAGTCGATTCTAAAGGAATACGAACCTATTGACCCAAATACTGGACAGTTAGCTATTCATGTTGCAGCTGTTGGTGAAAGTCTCGAACCTGAAACAGACCAATATGAACCTAATACTAAAGCTGTTCGTGGTCATTATGGAACACTTAAAGAAATTCAAGATAATTTTAATGACTTCGTAGATTACGAACTTCTTATTGCTACTGATGTAAAACGTCTATATACTAAGATTAATGGAGAACCTGTTAATCTTACTGGTAGTAGTTCAGGAGGTGGAGGTAGTATAGATTATGATGCTTTAGACAAATTAGATACTATTGGATTTGTTGCACCGAATGGACAAATATATCGAGTTAAGGTAAATAACAATGGACAATTAGTAGTATATAAGAAAGAATTAGATACAGCTCAAGCTGAACCCACTGGTGGACAAGAAGACCCTGAAACTGGTTGGATATATGTAACTACATTATATCTACAAAAGCTATATATCAATTCATTATATTGTGGCGGTATTACAAGTGATGAATATAGTTATAATCCATGCTCTCATAACTTCGTTGAACTTAGTAATCTTACAGGTAAAAATATATCTCTAAAGGGATTATCATTACAGTATGGTACAGAAGGGGGAGATTGGGAAACACTTTCTTTATGGGGGAATATCAAAGCTGGTTCGACATTCTTAATTAGAGGTGCTCAATGTTCAGTAATGAATATTAATACTACTCGTATTAAAGTTGAGAACTATGATATGGAATGGATAGCTAGTGACGGTAATCCTATTAAGTTTGATAATAAGAAAGCTAAGTTCTTCTTGACTTGGGGAACAGAACCTAGTTCAGTTGCAAATCCTTATAATAACGCGACTTCCCCCATAAGGGTATCTAAAGGTTATATTGATTTGGTTGGACTACAAATACCTAATGCTGGTGATGCTGATAAAGTTGATGCTGCTGAAAATACTGCTTATGGTTATCTTAGTAGTAAGTATTTGTTTACTAAGTATTATACTATGGATAATGTTAAGCAAGCTACTAAAGCTCTTAGTGCTAGAAATAACGCTGATGATATGTACTTTGTTAACCTAGAAGCTGATGTTATTCCTAGAGTAGAATCTTATACTCCTAGAGCTAGTTTTGAGAATAAGAATATATTCTTTAATAAGACTTTATTAGATAGTACCAAACCTAATAAAGTTACTATGAGTTTAGGACGTAAGGCTTGTTATACTATTAATAAAAGTAACGAACCTAATGATGATGCTAGTAGATGTTTTAATTGGGTTTCCGTAGGTTATTATGATGAATACTTATGGTATCGTGCATACCGTAGTGATAATAGTTATACTAATTGGACAAAAGTAGAATCGTTTAAAAATGAAACTGGTGTTCGTAAATACTATAATCGTATTAGAGCTATAACTACTGACGGTACTCCGTTTACTACTCATAAGGTAATACTTACTCATCTAGGAGAACAGTATGATACTCATACAAGAGACAAGAATATCTATTATGAATATTACGTAGGTAGAGACGAAACTTATAAGAGTGATGTTCGCAGGTTTGTAGTTATGAGTGAAAATATGGAAAATGATGCTCTTAACTTTGTTCAGACTTCCGACCAACAAGGCTTTAATTGGGATGAATATAATGTGTGGAGAATAGCCGCTGACCAAATAAAGAAGGACTTTAATAGATATGAAACTAGTAACATATCTATGTGCTACTTTATGATTAATACTGGTGATATGACACAGAATGGTAATCGTATTAATGAATGGTTAGATTACGAAGCTGGTAGAGCATCTTTATATGATATTGCAGAAATGGTTACTGTTGGTAACAATGACCTTACTCCTGCTAATGTCTATGTTCTTGGTGACGGTGGAGATGATTCTAAAATCAATGCTACTAACATTCGTTTTTTCTATTGTTATGAAATGGATGAAGAAAATCCTCCTGTATTTACTGTTGAAGGAAAGGAAATATTCGTTGAATCATTATACTCATTCGATGTTGGTCATACTCATTTCTTATGTGTTAATAGTGAGATAAGTTCTAATACTGAACGAAGTGTTTATGGACTTTCTACTACCGGAGTAATGTATGACTTAATAAAACAATGGTGTGAAAGAGATGATGCAAAAGCTATTAATGCTAAAGCTAAGATAGCTTATTGTCATGAAATGCCTTTTACTATCATTACTCAAAATCTTATTAATTCATTCTATTGGGACGGTAAAGAAGATACTAGCGTAGAACGTAGTGGTAGTCGTTTGAACTTTAATACCACTAAAGCTAATGCCTATTGGTTCTCAAAGTTCTTACAGACGCATAATTACCGTTTATGTCTTGGTGGACACAAACATACGTACAGTTGCAGCTATCCCATTTTAGAGAACGAAAACAGCTCTATGAAGCCTATCATACAGGTCACTGCGGACGTTCTAAAGAAAGATTTTAATTCGGATGAATTATATACCGAAACAGCCGAAGGAGTTTTACAAGGGCAATCTTTCCCTAAATCTTGGGAGAATAATGCGAACTTTGATATGCTTAAACATTTATGTACGTTTCAACTAGTTGAGGAAATTACAGCTCCTATATATTTAATGTGTCAAGCTACGGGATATAAACATACTAGTAATAAAGAACTACCTAGTCCTAATATTCCGTGGTTAAGGTATTTCTTTCCAGCTAGTATTACTATTAATAGTAAGACAGACGTTAAAGCTAAAGTAAATGCAGGTCAACGTTATCCTTTTTATATTAAGTATTTCCTTAATAAAGGTGAGGTTGATGATTCTACTTATTATTATCAAGCAACGATTACTGTCAAAAAGTTATCTAATGTATTTAATAATTCAGGTAAATACAATGTTAACATAGAAGGTCTTAATCCTAATTACAGTGTTGTTGGTGGTAATGGTGAAACTAATAATGGTAATGATATTATAAATATTAAATTTCCAAATTATAATATTGAATAATTATGGCAGATGATATTAAAAGATATAATCCTGATACTGGAACTTGGGATATATCGTCTTCAGGTAAAGCTACTGGAATTGTGGTCGATGACCCTCGTCTTATTGACCCTGACCTTGCAGAAGAAGGTAAGACTACGGAAAGTCTTAATGATGTTCTTGTTCGCCACGATGAAGCATTGAAGAAACATGGTGGTTATATTGCTTGGCTTGCCGAACATGGTGGTGGTGGAAGTGGCGGTGGCGGAGGAGCTACCGGAGATAAAATAACACTTACTAATGGTAATATAGTAAAAGAAGGTAATACTAATTATCTTTATTCTACTGTAACTACTAATATTAAACTGGAATATCTTATTACTTCTTCTAAGAATAATAAGCGATATTTTATTACTGTTACTCTTGACGGTAATAAAATTATCGAAGGTAAAGAAGCATGGACTAATACTCCTGGAACTCTTAATATTCCGCAGTTAGACAGATTCTCTTCTAATAGTAATCACTCTGTTGTAATTACAGCCAATGATACAGACGGATTCTCTGCTGAATCATATCTATTAAATATAGTAGAAGCAAGTATTAAACTTGCTAGTTCTGTATCAGGAAATACTGCGACTGTTGGTATTGATTACTTCTTTACTTATAGTATTACTAGTAAGATTATTGGTTCAGATGTTAATCTTGTAGTTACTAATGTAACTAATGGTGTTAGTAAAACTATTGAATTAGGTAAAACTACTTCTACTGCTCCTAGACAAGTCAATGTTAACTTATGGGATTTAGGAAGTATTATTGCTGGTAGTTCTTATACCATACAGGCGCAAGCATTTACTTCAATGAATGAACAAACTGTTCAATCAGATAAGGTAACAAATCGTGTAGTAGTAGAAGACGGTGTAAACCTAGTAGTACTTGTAGAAGGTATTACTAGTAAGGCAGAAGTAGATTCAGGAGTTGAAAGAACTAAGTTCTCTCAAAGCGGTAATATATCATTTGCATTCACTCCATATCTTGCAGGAGTAAGTCTTATCTATTATGCTGTTAGAATAGAACATAATGGTATTGTTAAAGATATAGGTTACTTTGATGAAGGAAACTATAATGATAACCAATATGTGCAGCGTGGTAAACAACAAGTATTTAGTTATGCTATTCCAACTGAAGGAGAAGTATTAGGTAATTGGAATATAACTCTTCGTTGTTGGTCTGAAAAAGGTGACCCTATTACTGATACTGTTTTAGCTTGTGAAGTTGTATCTAGTTCTCAAGCACTTATTGCTGACCAAAATCCTAATAATAGTAGATATGCTAGTTGGCATATTCGTCAAGAAAGTTTTCCACAAGTGTCTACTACTAAAGTTTGGACAAGTAATGAACCTTCATTTACAGCTCCTGGTGCTATTGAACCTAGCGGTGCTACAACTGAACTAAATGTATATAATACTAATGGTGTTCTTTCAGGCTTCTTAACAAAGAACGGACAATCAATGTTACGTATATCAGGAGAGGCTTATGGAGTAATTGATGTACAACCATTTAAAGATGATACTACTACTCTTAATAACTGGTCAAGACAAGGCTTTGGTATATCGTGTACATTCAAGTCAGATAGACATCCTTTCTCAAATAGAACAGTCTTCTTTATAGGGGATTACAATACAGATGAGCAATTCTCGGAAGGTATTAAAATAGGTCTTGAAGATATTACTTGGTCTTATACTGACGGTAATATTAAAGAAACTATGAGTTGTAAAATACAACAAGATGTTATTAATACTGTTGATTTTATAGTTAATAAGAATCCAGGAAAGATGGTAGTTGCTATCTTTATTAATGGTATTCTTAGTACAGCTCGTGAAATAAAGAATGACTTTACTTGGAGAACTAGTTCAAAGATATATCTAGGCTGTGATATTAGTAATGCTGGACAAATTCAGAATTTTGCTGATGTTAACTTCTATGATATTAAGTTGTTCCGTGTTCCTGCGAATGATAAACAGATTGTTATCAATGCGATGAACTCAAAAGCTAGAACAACTCTATTAGCTGACGGTAGTGTAGATTTTACAGAATACAATAGAATGAAGTTAAGAAACTTCTTCTCTACTTCTGATTCTGAACCAAACTCAACACTTTGGGACGATATTAATCAGACTTATGCTAACGTTAACTTTAATAGTCTTATCTCCGATACTACTAAAGTACTTCCAGTAGATATTATGTTGATTAACTGTGCTAATACTGGTTTTACTCGTGCTGTATTTGAGGAAATAGGTGGACAGAATAATAACTGGTATACTGGTTGTACTATGAGTTACTTTAGTCCAACTTCCGGTAAATCAAGTTCTGAATATACTACTGATGTTGCCGTCTCTAAACAAGGTACTTCTACTATGAACAACCTTATTAAGAACTTAGAAATAAGATTTGATAAGATGCTAAAAGCTGATGACGGAAATAATCTTGATTATGAGTTATTCCAACCTAAAGAGACTTGGTTTCCTGAAAGACAGTTTACTCTCAAAGCTGATGTTGTAGATAGTGCTCATGCTAACAATGCTTCTATTGGTAAATGGATTAATGATAACTCGGATTTCTTATTCGAGAAAACTCCACCTATGGAAGAGTTAGAAGCTCACCGTCCAGTAGATACTCGTGATAAGACAGTTCATGATAAGGTAACTATTAAGCAAACACTTGAAGGATTCCCTATTATATTACTTATTCAGTTTGACGGTGAAGAAACTCAAACTATGCTTGGTATATATAGTTTTAACTTAGGTCGTGGAGCTTATTATAATATGGGTTTCCGTTTTATGAAAGACTTTACTACTAAGATAAAGAACACAGCCGGAGAATATGTAGATAATAAGTTACCTGCTTTTGTTACTTCTTATCATACTTATGCTCAAGACGAGATGTTTGGAAACATAGACCAACGTAAGGTTTATTCTTATGAGTTCGGTGAAAATGCAAATATAATTGTAGACGGTGATAAAACATTACCGTTAGCTTTGTTTATGCAAGATGACTTATCTATTATAAAGCATGTGGGTGAGTTTAAATATAACGGTGGTAACTGGTTAGAACCAACTGCTCCTGTTACTGATGATAATGTTTGGAGAGCACTACAAGAATTATTTAGTATCTTTGCTCAAATGACTACTTCGACAGTTAAGAAGTATATTTGGAATGAATCAGTAGGAGGATATGAAGAAACCGAAGGTGAATATCCTGCACAATCTAGTTGGTCTACTCTTGCTGCTGAACTTGATACTAAGTTCTCAATAAGAAATGCTTTCTCTTATTTGTTAGTATGTGTAAAATACGGACTTGTCGATTCTCTTGGTAAGAATATGACTATTGTATGTTACGATATTAATGGAAGTAAGAAATGGTTTATTAGATTCTATGACATGGATACGGCTAATGGACTTGATAATGTTGCTCTCGAATCTGTTGCTAAAACCGCTTGGTTGGATAAGTTTAGCAATAATGATAAGAACAACGTTAATTCATTAGTTATTACTAAGAACGCTGCTGACGGTGGATATGATACTTATAGTTCTCGTATGTGGGATGTACTAAGAGATACTGTATTTGCCAATACTGGTGTATATGATAATTCTCTTGAAGGACTTTGGGACTTATGGAGAAATAATGATAATATATGCAAAGATATTAATAATTATATAGATAATTATTTCGCAGCTCAAACAATTAATTGTGGCGAGTTACTATTTAATTATGACTATAATGTTAAGTATCTTACAGCTTATATTGGTGAAGCTGGTGGTGAAGCATCTTATGCTAATATAGAATTTTTGCATGGTACTCGTATTGAATATGTTCGTGATTGGTTAAAGAAACGTGTTTGGTTCTTTGACGGAGTGTTTAAATATAATAATCCTAGTAATATTCAGCCTTATAATAATAAAGGAACGTTTTCGGCAGGCGGTGCAGAAGCAACTAATCCTAAGCTGGTTGTTACTTCCAATTGTCCGGCTATATTTGTAGTTAACATTGGTAATACTACTGATACTAGATATTTCTTAGAAGAAGGTAAACCTACTGAAATAAGACTATCTCCTATTAGTTCTTTTAATACACAAGTTACTATCAATAATACTCCTCAAATTAACGATATAGAAGGATTAGGTGGAATGAGATTCCAAAGATTTATGTCTAATATGAAACTTCCTAGTTTCTCTAAACTAGACTTATCATCTGTTGATACTCTTAGTGATTCTCCTATTTCATTTGAAACTATATTCGTTAACAATGAAGACTTCTCTGATGTTCGACATATTGATTTAAGTAATACTAAGTTTTGGAGTGGTAATGCTGGACAAGGTACATTTACAGTTAATATAGAAAAGTATACTAAGTTGAAAGACTTGAATATATCTGGTTCTGTTGTAACTTCTATATCTTTACCTAATGCTTCTCTTTCTTCTTTGAATATTATTAATTCAACAGTTGAAGGTATTAGTCTTGTTAATCAACAGTTCTTGGAATCATTAGATTTCTCCGGTTGTAGGAGATTAAAAACAGTCACTGTTGATTCTTGTGATAAGATTACTGAATTAAATCTTAGTAATCTAGGAGACTTACATACTATTAAGATTACTTCGTGTCCTAACTTAAAGTCTATTATATGTACAAATAATGGTAACTTAACTACATTTAATGTATCTAATTGTAATAATGTTGAAACAATTAATATATCGTCATGTACAAATAGGAATCTTATTGTTTATATTGTAGGCGCTCCTAATATTAAAGCACTTAATATGTCTAATACTAATACAGCTAACGATATTCAAGCTGCGTCTGAACTTCCTAAACTTAGGACATTGAATATAACTAATAGTCAAGTTGAAGCTATACAATATGGTAATGCTGTAATTCCTACTTATAACGGTAATAAGATATTTGATGTTAGTCAATTAATCGACTTACAATTCAGTGTTCAAAACGCCAAAGGTGTACATTACTTTAAGTTTAATAATAATAAGGAACATCCTTTTAATGTAGGTTCTGCGTTCTTTGTTGGCTGTTCTAACTTAAAGAGAGTATTTGGACATATTAGTCTTAATGGTAACGGTGTATTCAATCAATGTTCTAAGTTCTATATTCATGAACCCAAAGAAAAGGTAGAAGGTATTACTCCTGATTATAATGGTGAATGGTTTGGTCCAAATACTGCAACTGAGGTAGATAAGATTGCTTGGGCAAATAACACTGATTTACAAACTAACTTCAAAATTAGTACTACTAATTGCAGTACTATGTTTAATGCTACTAATTGCAGTATATACGATGTTTATTATTTCTTATATAAATGTGATAATGTAACTTCGTTAGATAGTTGTTTTGCTAATGCTAAGCGAGTAGTATGGAATTTGTTAGATAGTCCTCGTAGAACTATGTTCAATCACTGTACTAAAGTTGTTGATATGAGTTTTATATTTTGGAGATTACCTACTCAGAATTTTAAAATATTTACCAGTACTTATGAAAATGGTTCTACTGAACATAATGGTTTATTTAGTCCTCTTGTTAGTTTAAAATTTATGGACAGTGCTTTTAATTTTGGTGGAACTAAATATACTGATTCTACTTTCTTAGTTAAGTTTAAAGGAAATGTAGATTCCAAGTTAACTAAATTAAACAATATTATTTCAAACATTAAATTTGTAAATAATATTAATAGTTCTCCTAATGATGAAACTATTGCAAATAATTTAGTTGCAGCTAATTCAGGAAATTTACTTGTACGATTGCCTGACTTGGAATATATAATTGATATGTTCAATAACACTAATATTTACTTTAATCAAACAACTGATGAAGATGTAGAAAATAAAGTAATGTATTGTCCTTTATTCTATAAGAATACTAAATTAAAATATATACAAGATTCATTTAAAGAACTTATTAAATCTAATGGTTCTTTATATAATGTGTTTGGTGGTACTGTTAAGAATAAAGTTAATCTTAGATTTCCTACTGCTTTATACGGTATCTATAATTCGTTCTCTATTGGAGATAATTCTACTATTACATTTCCTATTCATAATTCAATGTTTAGTAGATTGAAGAACTCATTGAAGTATATAACAGGACAGCAAGCTATTAATCAGTCTACATTAGGATGTTTTCAAGGCTTTACTAAAGAGTTTGTTAAAGAAGGAGATGAAGTATTTCCATACGATGTATTTACTAATTGTAGTGCTATTGTTGAAATACCTGGATTCTTCTCTAAACTAGTTCTTCCTGCAAATAGTGTAATAGAGCTTCCTCTTAATTCATTTAAGACTAATTACAATCTTACTAATATATCATATCTATACTATGATATGAAGAATTGTAAGTACTCGCTTACTGGTAAAGGATTCTCTAATTGTAAACTAATTAATGTTCATAGATGCTTCTCTGAAATAGAAACTAGCTTCGTTAAGAAAGGTTTTATTCCTTATGGACTATTCTATATGGAACAAACTTCTAATGTTAGCTATAAAGGTTGGAATGAAGTAGATGCAGCTAGTCAGAATATTACAGAGAACTATGGTATAGATAGTGACGGTAATTGGATTGAAAGTGCTGAAATGCCAGTAGAGATTACTTATAGTAAACAACGAACTCTTCCTAGAAAGACAATAGTTGATATGTCTTATTGCTTAGAAAGATTTCAAAGTACAGAAGCACAAGGTTATACTATGAATTATGGTAATCTTACTCCTAGTAATTACGGAGATATAATAGTTCCTAATGAAAAGTATAATCCAGTTAAGTACATTCTTAATCCAAATTATGACCCTAGAGAATGGTTAGATGACGAGCATACTATGCCTAACTACAATAGAGATATTCATAGAGTTATCTTGAATAAAGATTTCGATAAGTATGAACTTGCTTGGAACGAATATTGTGTCGATGGTCTTAGTGGATTAGAAGATATAGTTAGAGATAGTGCTCTTTATAGTGCAATTAGTACAGGAAATATTAATTGTTCTCCTGTTATACCTGATAGATTTAAAGATAACGCTGGTTCTTTTGCTCCACCTTCTGATGCTAATACTAATAAAAAGGTACTTAACTATATATGTTCTCCTGACTTATTCTATTATTGCACTAATGGTAATAATATGCAAGTAAATGGAGTGTTCTTTGGTAGTGGTAGAGTTGATGGAGTAGTTGGATATGATTATCTTGATTATGGATTAAGAGGACGTATTCCGCCACATTTATTCTATCCTATCAGTAACGCTACTGATTTGTCTTATACATTCTATCGTATGCCATTGTTAAATCCATATAAATGGAATGTTACTAATGGAGAAGACGGAGAGTTCTACTCGGCAGATACGTTCTCTAAGTTAACTAAGTTAATATCGTTATCTAATATGTTCTACTTTTGTATTATTCCTGCACATATTAACTTGCCAATAGATTCTTATGTAAACTGCATACAGTTACAAGATATATCTTCGATGTTCTTATTTGCACAGTTTGAATCAACATCTGCAATGAGACAACAAGTAGACGGAAACTTATTTAGTAAGAATGTTAATCTTAGGAACATTAGTTATGCTTTTGCTAGTGGACAAAGTATAGGAGATTGGTTAGGTAGAAGTCCTAAGAAAATAGATTCTACACTGTTTAATGTTAATAAACATAAGCAACTTAATAATGTTACAGGATTATTCTATAATGCTGTTTCTACTGTCGGTAGTGTTCCGGAATTTTGGAATTGGCTTAATGCTCTAGGTGCTGCTAGTAGAGCCAATACGTTCTATGCAATGAAAAAGTCTAATCTTAGTAACTCTGAAAGTATTCCTACTGATTGGGCTAATGGAATGACAGATTAAAAAAGTTAATAATAGTATTGTGTAATTAAACAAAATTTAGTTTCTTGTAGCGTCCCCCATAAAGGAGTGAGTATTAACAGTAATCACATCTCTTTACGGGGGAATGTTACAAAGACTAATTAATAATCATTTAAAAGTAATTATCATGGATAATCGTATTTATAACAGAGCTAATGCAGCTAATAGTTTACAGATTTCTATAATGGGTAAAGTTGAAGCTGTTGCAGAGTTTTCTATTCCTAATGGAATGGGTGGTAAAGAACCTTTCCTATTAAAGAATATAACCGAAGACCCAATACAAGTAGAAGTAGTTCTTGCAGGTATGGAAGAACCTATTACTACAACTATTTATTCCGGTTGGAATGTTGAGTTAGTTAAACAAGTTAATAACGCTGTTGCTGATACGTTACAATATGGGTACTAATACTGGACTTGGTATAGGTATCGGTATTCCTTTTAAGAATAATGCTCTTGGTGGAGATAGACCGTATCTTCCACCAGAGCTTAAAGCTAGACTTATTGGAGTTTGGGATAATTACGGTAAAAAGAATACTGATGCTGATAGGAATATTATTAAGAATAAGATTCCTAATGCAGGTGGAGATTTAGAGATTCTAAATGCTGCATACGAAGGTATGAGTGGATATAACGGTTATCTTGTTATATTCGGAATAAATAAAACTTGGAAAAACGTACCAACTTATAATTCTATATATAGTATTAATGATAATAAAATACATATTACTAAAGTATTAGGTGCGAATAGAGGTTTAATATTTAGTTATGTAAAGCAAAACGACCAATTATATGATATAACAGAAATACCTTCTTTTAAAATTAGAGTAAGTGGTTTGAAAGGAGATAGTAAGGTAAGATATTCATATATAAAAACAGAAAATGCAGTTTATCAAACTTTATTAGATTTGGACAATGGTATTCATGAATTACCTAAATCATTAGCTCCTACTAATTCAATTTCTAATAATTCTTGGATAGGATTTGCAATAA